CAAACGCTGTAACTGGAACGCTTCACGCAGAGAATTAATGGTCGCGGCAGTAGCATCCGATAAATCAGCATACAAACCACTGCTCGCACCTTCAGTAGTCAGACCAATAGTCTGACCAGTGGTCGGCACCGTACCCGTAGCCGGAGTCGCGCCAACACTGCTTCCGTAATGACCGGTCCCAAGACCCAGACCATACGAGGAGGAATAATACATACCCATGCCAGGGCCGCCGGCCCACAGGCCAATGCCCTTGCCATCACCACGGATCGGCGCAGAAGTACCTAACGGAAGGTCTACGGCATCGCCCTTCTGGGGCCAGGGCAAAGCCGAGGTGAAGTAATCGTGACGCTTGCCACGACGAAGAACGCTATAGTCACCGAACGCATCGGGACCGTCATCTCTATCAACAACAACAGAATCTTGGATATTTTCGGATCGGAACCACTCATTCCAAATTAAATTGTAACTCCTGTGGTGCAAAGCATTTACGGTTATCTGTTTTAGAACAGGAATACCGAAATAATCAGCCAACGAACCAGTAGCCCAGCCTCCTGTATCAGAGGCAATTGTGGGAACAGTGTAATCGGTGGAATCACCTGGATTGGCCTGTTCACCCATGAACTTTTGAAAGTTCTCCCAGACAAGTCTGACTGGGACAGCAAAGAAGAAGAAATCCATGTGAAGGTTGTCCATGAACGGATGCAACGGAGTTGCCAACCTGGACACTGACGACATGGACAGATTAAATGTATCGCCAGGCAAGGCTTCGTCGCAATATATGGGGATTAACTTACCCCCATCGAACGTAGTTTTATAACCGTGAGACCTCTTGAAGTTACTTCGAGGAATGTCAACGTGGGGAATCTGACTGAATGTGTGCGACTGATTAGCAGGCAAACGTTTGTTTTCAAATGCCATACAAGAATCCTTTCACTTTAGGCAAGGTGTCACTTAGAACACTTAATATCAAGTAAATTAAGTGTTAGGCGTCTCAGTTACCTTCGCCGCCGGGCCATCCTCTATCGGGATGACCTCTTCTGGGGCCACCAGCCCCAGTTCTCGGGCCTCACCCAGATTATCGGGATCATTCATGAACCCGAGCATTTTACCGGGGTCATTCTCGAACCTAGAACGCGTCGCCGCAGGCCAAGTCATGAACATCTCTTTAGCAGCGATTAGCTTATTATGCGCAGAGTGATAATCCTCCTCTGACGAAAAGTCCCCATAGTTACCAGGGGAACCAATGGGAAAGTCTCCGCCCTTACGGGCTTTGGCAATAATAGAATTGATATTACATTCAGCCTCATGGCACTGCTCTACATTAGACTCCGTAGGCAGATCATACTGAACACGGGTACTACCGTTCTCACGTGTGCTGTAAATCTTATGCATGTTACTTACCTTTCAATTCTTCACGAAGAGACTCAATAGTCTCACTAGTAGCATGGGAGACATCATTTGATGCATTCATCAGTTCCGTTCCACTACAAATCAAATGAGGTTTGCTAAGACCAGCGATACTAGCATCCTGGTCGTCAAAACTACCAACCTCAAATAGCTGGAAATCTTCAGGATAGGACGTCAACTGATTAGTTTCACCATTTTGAAACGCCATAGAAAAGACACGCATCGCGTGGCCAGTATTGTGGCAATAGCATGGCGGTTGATGGACCTCACTTTTACGATCATAGACTGAGTACATTTTCAGAATCATTTTCAAACTCCCGAACAAGGTTGGAATTAGTTTGCTCAGCAATAACACGAGCAGCCCGCCTGCGCGGGCCTGTAAACTCAGCGTTACGCTCACGAGCGGCAAGCATTCGCCGCCGCTTAACTTTCTCTAAAGCATCATGATCAATTTCATCATAGATAGCATCGTAGAACTGGGGGATCTTAAACTTCCGACCCCCACTAGTAATAAAATCCTTCGGATAACAATCGGAAAGATTCCTCTCAAGCCAACGCTTAGCAATGCCAGGTTTGCGGGACATAGTAATGTATTCGGGCACACGACCGTCATAATGTGAGTCGGCCAAAGGCCCGTTGATCTTCTTGGTTACGTACCGAGCGACATATGCCGCCGAATCGAACGTCACTGCTCCGACGCTGGAAAAACCGTAGGTCCACAGAGTCTCGAGCGCGGCGCTCCTGTGCAACTTTACTTTTCCTCTGGTTCTCAAGAGTCGCTTGTCTGCGAATTCGAAATTGAATAGAAGCGCGTGATGGTGGGGACGTTGAAACTTTGCGCCGTATTCGCCGCAGTGAAAGAAACGAATGGGATAGGTATCGTGCAAGGGACACCGAACAACATCGGAACCAGGACAACCATGGGAACATTGGACACCTCCGAAGCGCTTGCGAAGTCGCTTCATAAATCTTTGAAAATCCGTTTTATCAAGCGATCGACTCGCATTGATATCGTCTTCATCAAATGTGAGCGTAATAAAGCAATTATTTTCGTAAATACTGGCTTCATGGACACACCTGATCGCCCACTGTTTGGACCGATCAACGCGACAGCCCATACATCTGCCGCAGGGAAGAAAAATCTTTTCATAGGGTTTATGACAAACTTCTTGACTTCTAAAAGAAATGAAACTTTTACCATTATCTGTTTTCATGCTCAGGGACTTATAAGCTCCCAAGGGATCATAGCATGCCAAAACAAGCTCCTTTCTCACGGTTATTGCATACAGTAAAAAAAACAACACCCGCCAGGGGAAGGATCAGACGCCCCTGGCAGGTTGAACGCCGTCGTTAAATCCGGTAGCCGCCTCGCATCGGGGCGGTACGGTTATTCCGTTTATGCACCTTCGACGCTGTTCGGGAGAAACTACGGCGGGAACCTTTACGACTAGCGCGGGTCCTATGCCCATTCTTTCTTCTCATGAAAATCCTTTCACCTAAAGAGAAATATCATCTACCCCGGCCATCAAGCCACGGCGCAGGCTCATTGGTATGCGGAATATTCTGGTCACCATGCGGAAATATCTCACCAAGATCTAGCTCCCGCATTAATTGAAGACGATCCTCTTCATACCTCATATCACGATCACGCTTACGCTTATGAGCAAGATCAGATCTCTCCTTCCAACGGTTTCTTATAACCTGCTTAGCAGTACCAGCAAGACCAGCAAAAACGCCAAGGCGAGGAGAAATACCAGACAACCTGGCAAGGTAGCCACCCTGAACAGCAGCAGCAACAGCATCGCTACTCTCATAGAGGGATACAGCATCCTTAGCAAGAGTAGCCTGGGCAGAATTGATGCTTGCCATAGCATCAGTATTCTTAGCCTGTGCCGCCTGAATCGGGGCATTCATCCCGGCCTGGAAGCCGGAAGTAGCCAAACGGCCGAATTCGGGCGTTTGAGCAGCTGCGCCGCCTGGGGTAGAAGCACCTCTACCCCCAGCAGCTAGAATAGGATTGAGACCAGCGGCACGCAAATCAGCAACTTCACGCTGGTGGGCAGTGTTTGACATCTGCCGTTGAAAATCCATTTGCTTCTGAGCAGCTTTTTTACCTTTCCCAGAAGAAATAAGGCCGCCGGCCATACTTGCAAGACCGCCGCCAAGACCGCCGGCAATACCGCCAGCAAACTTCTTGAAAAAACCCATAGTAGTAGACCCTAAAAGTGGTCAATCATACCGGGGACAGAATAAACCGGCATTGGCCTAGTACATAGAATATTGAAATAGGAATCGAAGATGAACTCCGGTTCATCGGTAACGGCAACAACTCTTTCAATAGGTGGAGTGTCTTCAATAAACGCAGCATTAAGGCTGGGAACACTCGCAAAATCTTGGGCCAAGTGCCAAGCATCTAGAGACGAGGTAGCATCGGAACGAAGGATACCAGTAATCTGAGAGGGGAAATAACGATACTCCGCCCATCTCTCTTGATAACCAAAAACAAGCGCATCATTAGCGTCATTATTATAAAAGAGCTCTTTATTGAGCAACGACTGCTCCCCGAGGTGGGCGAGGGCGGGCCAATAGAAGTCGTATTTAGTCTGACGCGACCACATACGGTTAAGACCCTGTTGGTAAGTAAGGTCCGCTCTAACGGAACAGAGACCAAGAATAACGTTATGCTCAACAAAAGACTTTGAGAAACCTACGCCCTGTTGGGCGTGGTAACCGATAGCAGTCAACTTACCCTGCTCGGTAGTCGCACTCTCTGAAGTTTGCGCGATAGGTGTAACCTGGATCGGCGAAGTACCGCCGCCGAGATACTCAGGACGCTGAACACGCTGGTCGGGAGAATCTACCCGGAAATGTGAACGAAGCAACTCAACATACCTAGTA